TAAAATTAACTGTACAAGCAACTGGAGAAAATTCAGGAACTTGGGGACAAATTACAAATACAAATTTATTAATTCTTGAACAAGCTATTGGTGGTTATGATGCTGTTGGAGTTACTTCAGGTGCAACGTTAGCATTTTCAAATGGTGTTTTATCAAATGGTAAAAATCAAGTATTAAAGTTAACAGGAACAATTACAGGAAACGTTAATGTAACTATTCCTGATTCAATTGAAAAAACTTACATTGTAGAAAACGCTACAACCGGAGCTCACACTGTAACTTTTAAAACTACTTCTGGAACAGGAGTGACTTGGACAGCAACAGATAAAGGAACAAAAGTTCTTTACTCTGATGGAACAAATGTTGTAGAAGGACTTAGTTCAGTTGGAGCTGTAACAGCTACAGGACATCTTGTTCCTGGTGCTAATGACACTTATGATCTAGGAGCTTCGGGAAATGTTTGGAGAAATTTATATACAGGAGATTTACATCTATCCAACAAATTTAAAGAAAAAGGTAATATAGTTGATGGAACTAAAGGAAATTGGACTTTACAAGAAGGTGAAAATGATATATTTATGATAAATAATATATCTGGAGAAAAATTTAAAATTAATTTATCTAAGATAAAAGGAGATTCATAATGGCTATTGTATCGGGTGGAACTACAGTAATTAATAATGGTGCTTTTATAGGTGTTGAAGGAATTCCTACAGCAACAATCGTACCATGGACATCTGCTTCAGTGCCGTCAGGTTTTTTAGAATGTAATGGAACAGCAGTATCAAGAACAACTTATGCAGATTTATTTGCAGTAATTGGTACAACTTACGGAGCAGGTGATGGTTCAACAACTTTTAACGTTCCTGATTTACAAGACAATGTAGCAGTCGGAAAATCTAACAATAAAGCTTTAGCATCAACTGGTGGAGCAAACACTGTTGCTAACTCTGGTAACGTTGGAACTAACACCAACATTAACGTTACAGGAAACGTTGGTGGTTCAACAGCTAACGCAACTTTATCTTCAGCACAACTTGCTTCTCACTCACATAGTTACTCTCCTAGAACAGGTGGTAGCCAAAGCCCTAACAATGTAGGTTCTGGTCTTAGTACCACCAATGCTAATACAGGCAATACAGGTTCCGGTCAAGGTCACTCTCACAATATAAGTGCAAACTTTAGTGGTAGTGGTAATGCATCAAGTACTAGTAATTTTACTGGATCATCGAATTCAGTTTTACAACCTTATTTAACAGTAATTTACATTATTAAAACTTAGGAGAAAAAATGGCAACTAACGCAAAATGGACTGTAGTATTTGAAGACAAAATGATCATTAAACAAACAGGGGATAATCAAGGTCCTTATGTAATTGATGATGATACTTTTTGGAATGATTCAAAATGGTCTAATATTTGGGCAATTCAATATAAAGATGATGACCACGAATATAATGACACTGTTGAATACAGAGATGAAACACCTCATGCTACATGGACAGCGGCTAATTTAGGAGATTTCTCAACTCAATTTATTGATAAATGGGATGCAGCACATCTATCTAAATTACAAGATAATTGGGATGCAGATAATGTTGATGGCGAAACTGAATCTGAAAAAATTACTAGATTAGGTGCAAGGCCTACATCATACAGTTCTTAGTGTATTAAAAGATATTATTAATCTTTGTTCATTTTTATTTAAAGATTTTACTTCATGAGGAACATGAGAAGGAAATAATAATAAAGTATTTTTCATACCTTTATGAACATATGATTTTTCAAAATTTTTGTCATAAAAAATAGTAGGACTTGGTTTATTTGGATTTAAATATATTATTCCAGAATAAATAGATAAGGCATGAATATGAATACTATGTTTATTATTTTTATTATATAATTGAGCCCAATTATTCTGCAATATTAAATTGTGTTTTTCTAATATATTAATTACTTGATATCTAAGATTTTTTAATAAAGGAAAATTTAATACATTTAAATCATTAAATGTGGTTTTTTGTTCATAGATTTTTTTTCTATTTTTTAACAAGTAAAAAATTTGATTAATTTCATCTGCAGATATATCTAAATTGTATTTATAGAACGCGTTTTGATATTCAAATGGATCAAAACTTTTTATCTTAACATCATCCATGAAGTTATTATGTATTTTTCACCAGATAAGGGTGGATTACCTCTATGAACATAGGGAAACCCTGCAGGCCAAATAACTATCCTTCCAGTTTTAGGTTTTACTCTTTTTGAAAAATGTAAGAATTCAGTTTCTCCTCCTTCTTCTACATCATTTAAATATATAGAAAAAACGAAAGCTCTAGGTTCATTATCAAATCCTTTTCCATGCTCAAGGTGCCAAACATGGTATCCTTCTGTCGGTAAAGTTTTTTGAATTTTTAAACAAGTAAAATAAAAAGGAACTCCATAAGCATCTTTAGCTCCTACATTTTGAACATAATGATTCCAAGCTAAATCAAAATTTAACATTATTGTTTTTAAATTTTCCCACCAAATATCTATGTTATTTCCATAAGCAAAAAATTGTTGATCTTGTTTTTGTAATATTGGAGACTGTTCTCCGTCTATTCTATTAATGGTATTGTTAAATTTATCTTGATTCTCATATAATTGTATGGCTTTATTACATTCTTCTGGGAGAATATAATTGTCATAAATTCCTATAAAATTATCTATATTAACTGTTTTATTTTTCATTTAATTTTTTTAAATAGTCAAAATGTTTATTTGGAACAATATTAAATATTAAACTATATCTGTTTTTTTCTTCTTGAGATATATCAAATCCATGTAATATGTGAGGCGGAAATATATAGTAGTCTCCTGGCTCAGGATGTATTTTTAAATTTAATTCAGGAAGTATTAAATCACATCCCTTTGTTAAATATAAAATTCCATGAAAAGAAGCGTGAATATGATAATTTAAACTATCTCCTTTTTTTATTTCATTGCCCCAAGCATTTTCAATAGTATTTTTTTCTAAGAAATGTTTAAATATATCAGCATGAGTTGTTTGATGTTTATTTATAACATAAGTCATAAAGTCTATAAATTGTTTTTTTTCTAAAAAATAATACCAATCCGTCATTCCACCTTTTACATTAGTGTAATTTTTCATATTTGGATCTAGATTATTTTTTATATCTATAATAAAATTATGAATAATATCGGGGTAGGAATAATGTCCGAATATTATATTTACTGTTCTTGGATAAGTAATAGATATGGAATTTTTTTCCTCTGCTAACGGGTTATCTTTATTCAAAAAACTAATCATTTTGCTACTTTCAATCTATAAAAAACTAATATATAATCCACTATATGCTACAAAAATTAAATTTCAAGCCTGGTTTTAACAAAATGGTTACGGATTCAGGAGCTGAATCTCAATGGGTAGATGGCGATTTTGTTAGATTTAGATATGGATTACCTGAAAAAATAGGAGGTTGGAATCAACTTACGACTTCAAGTTTAACATTACCCGGCGTAGCGCGTGCGCAACATTCGTGGACATCTTTAGCCGGCGAAAAATATGCAGCAATTGGTACATCACAAGGTTTATTTTTATATTATGAAGAAGAGTTTTTTGACATCACACCTTTAGATACAGCAATCACTGGAGCCAATTTTGATGCAACATCTGGTTCTGCTACAGTTACTGTAAATAAAACAGCACATGGATTATTAGATGGAAGGTATGTAACATTTTCATCTGTTACGGTTCCAACAGGCTCGGGTTATGCAACATCTGATTTTGAAGATAATACTTTTGAGGTTTTAAATAAAACTGCAAACACGTTTGAGATTATTATGCCATCTAATTCAGCAGGCACGACTTCTGGAACAGGGTCTGCACAAATAGATCCTTATATAGTTGTGGGTCCGACATTTCAAACTGCAGGTTTTGGTTGGGGTACAGATACATGGAGTTCAGGTACATGGGGTACTGAAAGTGCAACCAGTGACGTGGTTCTGGATCCAGGGCTCTGGAGTCTAGATAACTTTGGTCAAATACTTGTTGCAACTATCCATAATGGTAAAACATTTACTTGGGATGCAGGAGCATCTAATGCGAGAACTATTAGAGCAACAGTTATGAGCGGTG